CCTTCTGACGTTGGGCGGATATCATTTCAGTATAATCATTTTCATCTAAAGCCAACTGCTTCATAATAGCAGCAGTACTGGCTTCCGCAACCTGAAGCATACCTTGAGAAGTTCCTATATCAAAAGCATTTACTTCCTGTTCACGAAGCTTCATTTCCTTAAGCTCTTTTACTTTTCCAGTCCAAGTATTAGCACCTTTAGTATTATGATTGCTATGCTTAATACTAATTCCATTATCACGAGCCAAATCAAGAGTAGTTTTCATAATGTCTTTTTTAGTAGCTTCAAGAGCTTTAATAGTAGCAGAATTTTTTATAATAGATTCTGGAGTTTTCTGTAGAGCATTAATTACAGTATTGATTTTTTCAGATTGATTAAGACTATGTACAATCTCTACACAGGCACCTAACTTCAATTCATCGTCTTGCGTACTTTCATCAAGGAAACCTACTAATTTTCCATACATTAATGGTTTATCTGCATCAGCAGCAGATTCGAATGGATCATAACCAAGAGCTGAAATAACAGTTCTTTTATTGGTTTTATACATTTTTTTTACTTCATCAGAGTTATCTACAGACCCAATAGACGGTAGAAGAGTAGAACTATTACCACAATCACCATCTTTCCAAGTTAATGTATTATATTGTGGCATAGATATATTTTTTATATAACTAGTCCAGGTATTATTTTTGGGCCGACCAGACATAGTGTTAGCAGCTTCAAGAATAGATTCATCATAAAGCTTTTGAAAGAAAGGTTTATCTAAATATCTGAGCGCTAACTGGACACTCTGTTCATCAGGGGCTTTCTTATTGCCTTTTAAATCTTCAGAATATGCCAACTTTGCTGCACACATTTTACATATTCTTGTCACACCAGTAGTACATAGAGGATCTGTACTTTTATAAAAGTCGGAAGCATCTTTCAGCTTTCCACACATATTACATGTAAATTTAGTACGCCCTACTTCATAGAGAGCTTCATCAATAGCACGATCAATAACTTTTTGAGCAGGTGCTTTAGGTTTTGCTCTTGGTACAGGCTTTTTTTCAACTTCTTGTGCCACTAGAGCACCTCCTTTTCATCCAATAAAAAAAGATACCGAAGTATCTTAGTAATAGCAGGTATGGGAGTTGAACCCATCTACAAGCCCTATGAAAGCTCCGAGGAACCGATCCTACGTAACCTGCGTTATTTGTAGACTCAAAGGCTCATTATCTGTTGCAATCAGAGACAAAAACCTTTAATAAACCCAATCAAAGCGCAAGCACTTCCCATGGTAAAACTTATCTACTTGTTTTATGGAATTTTGATTTAATTTGTCAACCTCATGGGAGAAGAGTGATTCGAACACTCAAAGCAATTGCAACGGTTTTACAGACCGCCGTAGATCTCCATCTCTACAGTTCTCCCAGACGTTGCGTTAGGGATTTGAACCCCAGAGGCTTTTACGCCCAGACAGTTTTCAAGACTGCACCCTCGACCTACCGGACACGCAACATTAATCTGTCTTTCCAGATTGTCAGGCCGCCCAGCAACCATTTCCTAATTATCAACTGGAATCAATCCAGTTATCTAGCGCAAAGCAGAGTAATCGAAACTCAATCCTGTCGGATCACACGACTTAGCAGGTCGGTTCCACGCCTTGTGAATTTACTTTGCAAAATACGGCTCCACGGAGAGTTGAACTCCGGACTCCTGCGTGACAGGCAGGTGTTATAAACCGCTTAACTATAGAGCCAAGAAAGGAGAGGGGGAGACCAAATCTCCCCAAATGATTATATTAAAAGACATTTGAGATTACCCACAACTCTCAAATATACAAACATCCGGTACGGGAATTGAACCCATGTTACTGCATTGAAAGCGCAGTGTCTTAACCGCTAGACTAACCGGACAAATCGCCAACCTGGAATTCACCAGGTCAGCAATTTAATATTTATTTCACTGCATCTTTTAATGCTTTTCCGGCTTTGAATTTCGGTGCAAGACGAGCTTCTGTCATCATAGTTTCTCCCGTCTGCGGATTACGACACTCTCTAGCAGCTCTTTCAACAACTGAGAAAGAACCGAATCCTGTGAATGCTACTTTTCCTCCGTTTGCCAGTTCATTAGTGATAACCTGAAGAAATGCGTCAACCATTGCGCCAGTATCTTTCTTTGTGATTCCTGTTGTCTCTGCTACTTTTGTAATAACTTCTGCTTTTGTCATGATTTTTAGTTCTCCTTTTATTCTTTATTATTTACTACGGCATATCTAAATTTATAGCCGTGAGTTTGTTTTAGTTTTCCTTTACACACCTTGCTTATAGAAGATGGGTCTAAATTTAATTCTTTAGCTGCTTGACTAATACTTTCATAATTATTGATAATTTCTCCAGAAGAGGAGATTCGATCTATAGATTTTAGAGTAGAATCTTTATAATTCTTTCTTTGATGTAATCTATAAGAAATAATTTCATCAGTGGTCATATCCTTAATGTCATTGAAATACATAAAAATATATCCATGACATGTACTATTTTTCCCTGATGCTGTTTTAGAAATGTTTGTAGAAGCTATATTATTAGCTCTGGCACAGTCTTGAACACTTACATAATACTCTAATACTTCATAATTAGTATCTAATTTTATAATAGGTACAGTTTCGTCTACATTGTTAGATAGCATTCCAAAATTTTTAGGAATACAGTTTCTATTGTAGGCATTGTAACCTATTAAACCTGATCCACCAAGAGTCATGTTATATCCATGGTTATACGTATCTAAGGTAGCTATCCAATAAATTTCTTTATTATCCAGTTC